GGGGAATCATCGGCAAGCTCGCCGATCCCGAGCAGCAGGCGCGCGCCACCGAGCGCCTTGCCGAAGCCGAGGCGACGGCGCAGGAGGCGCAAGCCAAGATCAAGGAGCGGCAGGCCAAGGACGCCGGCGACGTGGCCACGCAGCAGGCGGACCGCATCAAGACGCTCGACGCGGAGCTTGCCGCCCTGCAGAAGAAAGCCGGCGAGATCAGCGTGCAGGTGCGCGTCGACGAAGCGCTCGGCGCCATCGCCAATCTGAAGGCGCAGATCGCCGCGCTCGAAGACAAGACGGTGACCGTGACGGTCAATACCGTGCAGTCCGGCAACGCGGCCGGCGCCGAGGATTACGCGGCCTATGCTGCCGCCGCCGATTTTCGCAAGGAAGGATTCGCGCGCGGGGGCTACACCGGCCCGGGCGGCAAGTGGCAGCCGGCCGGCGTGGTGCACGCCGGCGAGTTCGTTCTCCGGCAGGAAGTGGTCCGCCAGCGCGGCATGCTCGCCTGGCTGCAGCGCCTCAACCGCGAGGGCCTCGGCGCGCTGCCAGGTTTCGCCAGTGGCGGACTCGTCAGCGGCCTGTCGATCGGCATGGCCCGGGCGCCGCAGGCCGCCGCCCAGCGCGCCGCCGCCGTGTTCAACTTTCCCGACCTGGGCAGCTACCGGGTGACCATGGACGCTGACCCCCTTCGCCAACTTGAGGGCGCTTTCGCCCGCCTGGCCCTGCAGAAAGGCGGCCCGAAATGACAACGGTTCTCAAAATCGGCGCGCTCGCCATTCCGAACCGCGCCGCGCTCGACATCGAGCAGACCTACGAGACGATCGGCGGAGAAACCCTGCTGCGCACCGTCTCCGGCGCCGCCATCAAGCAAGAGACCTGGCGCCGCCTGCGCACGACCATCAGCGGAGGCGGCTGGCTGCCGGCCGGCCTGGAATCGATCGACACGTCGACCACGCAGAGCGTCGCCTGCCTCGTCCCGCGCGCGCTGATCGCCGACGCCAGCCGGCAGGCCACGCTGCCCGTCGGCCGCCGTGCCGACGCCGGTCACCTGCCGTTCGCGCTCGCCCTGCTGCCCTTCGGCGACGCCGTGCCGACTCCGCTGGCCGTCGTCGGCAACGTCGGCACGGCCACCGCCGTCGCCGACGCCATCGGCTATCAGATTCTGTATTTCCCGCTGCTGACCTGCTGGGTGCAGCGCCCCAGCGAATCCGGATCCCGAGGCGACGCCAGCTATCGCTGGGAACTTGTCGCCGAGGAGGTGTGACGTGCGGAACGCGCCAGAAAAAGTCGTTATTGGCAGCGCCGAGCTATGGCTCGGCGATTGCCGCGACGTGCTGCCGTTGCTCGCCGACGAGTCCGTCGACATCATCCTGACGGACCCGCCGTATGGGCACAATAACAACAATGGCGATCTGATAGCCAACAGGGAAAAGGCGCTCGGGCGCGCCTCATCGATCGTCGACGCGTCTGCTCCGCGGCCGATTGCCAATGACGGCATGGATGACATGAAGGCCGTCGTCGACGCCATGTTGGTGCAGGCTGCGCGCCTCTTGCGGCACGATTCTTGCTGCTGCTGCTGCTGCTGCGGCGGCGGCGGGCCAAAGCCTACTTTTGCCTGGCTGGCCAATCGCATGGATACCGCTGGCCTGCAGTTTTTTCACGCCGTGATCTGGGACAAGGGCGGGCTTGGCATGGGATGGCGCTACCGCCGCAACTACGAAATGGTCATGATCGCGCATCGACGGGGCGGCAGGCTCAAGTGGGAGACCGACCGCAAGGACGCCGTCACCGCCAACGTCGTGCGCCTGTCCAAGATCATCCCGCAGATCGACGACCATCCCACGCCGAAGCCTGTCGAGCTGTTCGACCACTTCCTGGCGCTGCACGGCAAGCCGGGCGACGTGGTCCTTGACCCATTCATGGGCCATTCCCCTGTCGGCGTTGCGGCACTGCGCGCCGGCCTGCGGTATATCGGCATTGAGTGCGACGAGCAGCACTTCGACGCTGCGGCGCGCCGGCTTGAAAACGCGCATGCCCAGCAAAGCCTGTTTGCGCCTGCGTTGGCCAATCCTGCCATGACTGTCCAAGAGCAGATGTTCGCATGACCAAGGCCATCTAACCATGCCAGAAACCTACGTCGGCACCAGCGGCGCCGCCGGCTCTGCCGGCATCTGGACGATCATCGTCACGATTGCCGGCGTCGACGTCACGGCGCGCATCGTCGGCGACATCCGCATCGACGCCGAGGAGGATAGCGCGCGCGTGGCCGATCTGACGATCGCCCCGGCATCGACGAGCTTCACCGTGGCCGCCTGGGTGGGCAAGCCGATCACCATCGACATCGCCGCCATGCACACCGGATCCCCGACCAGCGTCGAGCGCTTGTTCACCGGCATCATCGACACGCCCGTGCTCGACCTGGCCGGCCGCAGAATCGGCTTGCGCTGCACCGACGATCTGCAGGGCGTCGTCGAGGCGATGGACGCCGCCGCCATCGACGCCGCCATCCCGGACGGCTATTACTCGCCTGCCATCTTCGACCCCGCCGCGCGCGGCTGGTCACGTGCGCAGGATCGGCTGTCCACGGTCCCCGCGTCGCTCGACCTCACGCCGGCCGGCGCGCTTCGCCTGACCGCCTGGGAACCCAGCTTTGCCCCCGACCTCGCCTTCACCGCCGCGCACCTCCTCGATGGCAGCCTCTCCGTCTCCATCGCCGGCGCCCACGACCTGACCAACAGCATCGCCATCGACTTCGGCTACCGCTTCCCGCGCGTCAAAGCCGAAACCTACGCCGTGGGCTATAGCTACGTCAGTGCCGGCACCATTTCCGACTTTTCCGCCGCGCTCTCCTGGTTCCTGCAGCGCGCCGCCGTCGAGTCCGCCATCAAGAGCGCCGGCGCCAAGATCGTCGCCATCTCGTACACCCCGCTGCCCAGCTCCGGCGTCGGCTCCTGGATTCCCAGCCCCTACGACGCCGAGCTATGCATGGGCTTCACCGCAACCGTCACCTTTGACTACGGACAGACGATCGAAGAACGCCACGCCATCACCGTCTACGCGCCAAACTCCATCGCCGCCGTCGGCACCCGCAGCGACCGCCTATCCGGCGCCCTCGAAGGCGTCTATCCGCCGATCGTCGCCGCCGAGACCTCCATGCTGCTCTACGGCAACGCGATCAGCTCGATCCCCCCGCAGGACACCGCCGCCGGCGTCATCGGCCAGACCGTCGCCGCCGAGGTCACCCTCACGCCGGATTCCGACCGCGCCGCCGCCGATGCGGCCATGGAAACGCTGATTGCCATCGCCAAGACCAAGATATGGGCCTCGCACCGGCACAACACCGTCGCCGCGTCCGTCGCCCTGAATCCCTCGATCGACGTCGACAAGACGATTTCCATCACCGCCCCCGGCGTCACCGCGCAAGGCAAATGCCGATCGCTGACGCACCGCCTGTCCCCGGAAACCGGCGAAGCCACCACCGACTTTGCCATCGCCCTGTGCTCCGTGGCCGGCACCGGCGTCGGCCACGACGAAACCCCCACCGCCGCGCCCGCCGGCTCCACGCCAGCCTCCACCACCCTGGCCGACGCGCCCATCGTCGATTTCAACTACCTCGCCGCCGAAGACCACGTCTTGACCATCACCTTCCCCGGCGTCGAAACCGCCGAGCGCGAGCTCTCGGTAATCGACATCGCCACGGCCTACCTCGCGCCACTCGTCGAAGACATCTTCACCGTCACCCTGTGAGCCCGCCATGCAGCCCGACCTGATCAAGACCCTTGACCGCATCGCCACCGCCGCCAGCCTGAGCACGCAGCAAAACCGCACGCTCAAGCCCCTGGCCGCGCCGCCCGCCATTCCCCCGCGCGTCGGCACCGGCCAGCCCAAGCTGATCTGATCGCCGCCGCATGGCCAGCGCCCTCGACCTCCTGCTCAGTCGCCAAGCCGCCGCCGCCGGCGTCGGCATCGGCACGCGCCGCAACCAGGTGCTGCCGGCGCCGCCCCCGACCACCGAGATCCCCGAGCGCATCGGCCGCGGCGCCTACAAGCTGCGCAAAGCCGCCGACTCCTACGACGACATCTTTTCGCCGCTCGAAGAGACCAGCTACGCCTCCCGCACGTACCACGACGCGACGCGCATCTTCAGCCCAAACCTGCTGATTTCCGCGCTCATCCGACCGACCAAGACCCTGACCGTGCAGAGTAGCGGAGGCACCGCGCGCACCCTCAAGCTCTGCTTTGCCCACGGCGCCACGCCCGCCGCCGGCGTCAGCGGCGACCTGGTCGAGACCAGCCGCACCACTTCGGTCGACTGGCTCATCAAGCAGACCAACGCCAACCTATCTGTCTCCGGCCTGGGCCTGCGCCGCCTGTTCTTCTGCTACGACGCGCTGTGGACATCTGTCACCATGAACCGCCAGGGCCGCGCCTCCGAGCTTGGCCTGGAGGGCACAGTCACGTATCCCGAACTGCACGGCATCGTCGCCGGCACGCACGACCTCGCCCTGCTCGAGCGCGATTCCGGCGCCATCCGTAGCTTGTCCTGGAAGCGCCGCGTCTCCGACACCCTGCTGTACCTCGTCACGCTGACGCCTTACGGCGTCCTCGAAAACCTCCACAATAGCGCCGTCCGCCAAGCCGGCACGACCTACGAAACCCTGCGCCGCTTCTCCGGCCTGAGCGGCGAAGTTAAAGGCTTTCACTGTTCGACCGGCTTCTACACCGACACCACGCTGTCCACGCTCATCTACTCCGCCGCGGCCACAGCCCCGGTGTACTCACCCAGCCGGCCGCGCCTGTTTCGCTTCACCACGGCCGCTGATCTTGTCTACGGCGCCTATCGCATCCCATGTGATGCGGTGTTCAACAACGGCGTATCTGGGCCCGTGCAAGGCGCGCCCCTTGGCGTGGCAAGCGGCCATATCTACCGCGATGCGAACGGCGTCGTCTGGTCGATCACGATCTCGTACTCTTGGAACGGTTCGGCCAGAACGCACAGCATCACGGTCGTGGTCAACGAGCGCCGCGACAATATCTTCGAGACCCGCGTTTCCGGCTCCACAACCATCGGTAGCGGAACCTTCGCCGACGAAGGCATCACGCCCGGCCTCGGCGGCGATCCTGCCGCTTTGCCAACTGGCGGCCGCTGGATTCGCAGCCTCCCGGACGGCAGCGCCGCCATGTTCGTCCTCGAGCGTCGCTGCCTGGTACGGATCGACTTTTCCGGCGTGGGCACCTTGCCGAGTGGCGCCGGCATATCGGCTACACTGACTTACGTGCCGCGAATCCTGGCTGTCGAGTATTCGCTCGAAGACGGCGTTGAGCATCAGCGCATTTACGACGTCGTCAACGCCTATCCCCGCAACGATGGAACCTTCGATTTCCTTCGCTACGATCGTGTATTCGACCGTGTGGCAACCCTCTCAGGGAGCTACGAAGCTGGATGGGAAAAAACGGAATCCAGCACTTTTGTGCGCACCTGGTCAGTCGGCAGCGATTCCGTATCCCTGACAACTACTACGGCGGCCGGCGCGTCTCTTCCTCCTGGCCCGCCGCCCGAGATCAGCTACTGGGATACCATCACTCGCATCACAGACGGCGTACCCGCCGGCTCGCCAATCATGAGCGTATCGCCAGCCGGCGACATGTATTTTGACTGGGATGACAGCTACGTTTATGTTCGGCCAGACACCGGACCGATAACGCAGCAGGCCATGCCGTACTACGTCTACCAAGGCAAGCTGGTTCCCTATGGCACCGACTACCGCCGGGTAGCAATCGACGTCCGAAGCGACTCCGTCCACATCGCCGCCAGCAACGCCGCCGCCGGCGTGTTTTACTGACCTGACCATGCCAGATCCAGCCACCACCAGCGGCGCGGCCGTCATCAGCCTGTCGGCAACGGGCGTCACCCTGTTCGGCATCGCCCTGGGTCTGCGGC